CGGAGCAGCAAAAAGGCCAAAAGAATACCTCTGCTCAACATGCAAGCGCTACGACGGACCACTCTGTAAGCCATGCGAGCGCTGGTGCGGAGAAGAAGACTGCTGGAGAGGTTGCTGCAAAAGCTCATGCAAACACCAAGCACATGTACGTTAAGGGTAAAGGCAATGATCGGACGCAAAACAGGGGATAATTATGCAATATCCTAAGATAAACTCTCTGTGGAAGCGTGCAGATGATCACTCCTTACTTGAGGGGATGTATTCCCTTGAGGAATTCGCCCTTCCTCGCTACTGGCAAGTACAGGAGAAGATAGATGGAACTAACATTAGAGTTCATTATTGGATGGACATGTATGATTCTGCTTATAGTAAGGTCACTATCTACGGACGAACCGATGAATCCGATCTACCCAAGCAAATAGTTGATCATATACAAGGGACTTTTGGAACTACACAAAGGATTGGGAAAGTATTTCCCTGCCGTGAAGATGGAACTTATCCCAATGTCTGGCTTTATGGTGAAGGATATGGACCTAAGATTCAGAAGGGCGGTGGAAACTACCGCAAGGACCCTGGATTTATGCTATTTGACGTTTTTGTTGAAGGGAATTGTTTATGCCCCCAAAGGGAACAATACTCTGTCACCTCGACAGAAAGCACTATGCAAAAGGGATGTGTAAGCCCTGCTACCTCGGGGATCTCAGAAAAAGAAATCCCGAATGGGCAAAAAGAAGTGATGAGCAAGCAAAAGAATATTATGCAAGCGAGGAAGGGAAATTCAGGCTTAGAAAGGGATCGAGAAAATCAAATCTTAAGTGGAAGTACGGACTTACGATCGAGCAGTACCAAGAAATGTTTGACGCACAGCAAGGAATGTGTGCAATCTGCAGGAAAGAAGAAACTGCAAGGGTCAGGGGAGAATATACCAGGCCGCTCTCAGTTGACCACGACCACAAAACAGGAAAGGTTCGAGGATTGCTGTGTAGGAGATGTAACTTCTGTCTACATAAGGGAGAAAATGACATCTCTTGGTTCGAATTCGCCCTCTTGTACTTGCAGAAGTAGTGGTTGGTGGCTTGAGCAGTCAGCAGTTCAGCGAATAGCAAAAGAACTTGGCATACCCTATGCCCCAATCATAGGAACTATGACCACAGATCAGATTGTGGAGTATGTTAAATCAAAGCCGCTATCTTTATGCTCCATCACTGAACAGGTTATGGAAGGCGTCATTTGCCGAACTGATCCCTTGCTACTTCTACGCAATGGAAAGCCGTTGATGTTTAAGTTAAAGTGTAAAGAGTTTTAAATAGTGCCTGATAAGAAGAAGGTAGAGTGATGGATAAGTGTAAAAACTATAAGACTCTTGAGCAGTTAACTTCCGAGTTAATGAATAGTCCTGATCTTGAAGAAAACCACAAGTTTTGGGTAGCGTGCCATAAACAGGCAGTAGCCGAGGGAAGATCTGATCGCACAGATTTCAGCCTCAATGCAATTCTCAGAGAACACTGGGAGTGGCTAGAAAAAATAGAGCATACAAACTGTTTAAAGTATTGCCCCGGAGATTTATGTGCTTATTGTGAAAACAAAACGAAACTTGAGCTCTGGAAAAAGAAGGCTGAATGATGATTTATATATGCGAGAAGGATGATTGCTTGCCTCCGGAAGAATGCTTTTTGTGCTCAATGCCTGATGAAGTTGTTCTGGAATATATAGATAGGTTTACTCAAAGAAAATTACAAGATGAGAAAGGGCTTTAAGCCCGTACTCGGTATCTACTTGCTTTGAATTCCTGCATTCACTAACCTCCTTCAAAAGAGGAGAGCAGAATGCAGGAATTGAGAAGTTTAGATGTTGAGAGTGTTATCACCCTCGACAAGTTCATGTTACGTGATTACCAAATACCTATCTTTGATGCCATTGAAAATAAGGGTTACCGCAAGGTAATTGTCGTTCTTCCACGTAGGTCAGGCAAAGATATCACTTTATGGAACTTGGCCATACGCCAATGTCTCAAAAGAGTCTGCCTCGTACACTATGTCCTCCCTACCTATGGTCAAGCCAACAGAGCAATCTTTTCAGCCATCAGTTCAACTGGCGAACGATTCATTGACTATATCCCCCAAAAGCTTGTCAAAAGTATAAATACCAGCGATATGAAAGTGGTGTTTAAGAACAACTCAGTGCTACAATGCGTTGCTGGTGATACTCATAACGTATCTATCAGGGGTACAAATCCCTACATGGTTATTCTTTCGGAGTACGCCTACATGGATGGAGATGTATACAATACCGTATCGCCCATACTTGCAGGTAATGGGGGCATCGTTGTTATGGCTTCAACCCCTCATGGTAAGAACCATTTCTGGCAGCAATACATGATAGCCAAGGAGATGCCTGATTGGTTTGTGTATCACCGAACAGTTCACGATACCCATCACATAGACGAGGATGACCTTGAGTCAGAACGCAAGAGAATGTCACCTGAGTTATTCAGCCAGGAGTATCTTTGTTCGTTCGAACGTGGCGTATCTGGAGCAGTTTTTGGCTATTGCCTTTCAGAACTCAAGAAAAAGAATCAGATTACCAACGTTGCCTATGAGCCGGGATTATTGGTGCATTGCGCCATAGATATTGGTCTTACTAAAGGCAATGAAACAACTATCATCTGGTTCCAGACTGCCGGAGATGGAGCGGTTATACGTATCATTGATTGTTATTCAAACAAGAACCTTGGCCTTGATCACTATGTGGAGATCATGCAACGTAAGCCCTATTGGGGCAGGATGGGTAAATACTTCGCGCCTCATGACCTTGCCGTTCGAGAATGGGGTGGTGGTGCGGTTACCCGTTATGAGAAGGCTCGACAATTGGGTATACAATTTACTATATTGCAGCAGATTGATCTTGAAGATGGTATTGAAAACACCATGACCCACTTCCCCAAATTCTGGATCGATCAAACTAACTGTAAATCGCTTGTTGATGCTCTTGAGAACTATTACCGTGAATGGGATGAGCAGAAACAGGTATATAAGCGTAAGCCAGTGCACAACTGGGCCTCAAACTACGCTGATGCCCTTCGCTATCTTGCTCAATCTATCCACCTAACCTCAAATGGCATCACATCAGAAGAGTTTGACAAGAAAAGACTTGAAGCGCTTATGGGTGGCAGAAAAGAGCTGCCTTACCCATATAACGACAGGAAGTTCAGGGGTAGTGGGCAATTCTAAGTAAATTTGCTCCGAATTCTTGCATTCATTAGGTTGACTACGGTACGTCTAAAAAAAGGAGACCGTAGCAATGATTCTAGTGAAGCCAGTCACCACTCTTCCCGGTGAATATACCTCTATTAAGAAGAAAATAGATGCCACCTACACGGCCAATCATGCCCTGTGGCTACAACATCAAACTGAAGCGACCATTGATACCCGATTAGAGGCGGGTGATATCTCCTTAAATGGTGAAATCGGTGGCGCACAACAATTCTATAATGGGCGAGCATCCTACTATTTCAATAGGACTCGTCCCTTATGCAATATGGTCTCCGGTAGGCAGCGAGATCAACGCAAGAGCACCATTGTAGTTCCCCTGGAGTCAGGAGATCAGGAAACCGCAGATCAAATGACCAAAGTTCTCCTACATATCTACACTAAAGAGCAGTTCGATGACACCTTTTCAGAGGCGTTCCATCAAGGTGCATGCATCACTGGAATGAATTTCATTCAGACTTACATCGATTTTACCGATGACCCCATATTCGGCGACATTAAGTTCAAAAACCTACCCTTTAACCAGTTCTACGTGGACCCCTATTTCCGCAACAAGGATTTATCAGATTGTAATTTTATCTGGGTAAGATCATACCTTACTCATTCAGCCTGCGCAGCTTTAATGCCTCAATACTATGATGAAATCATGGCCCTTCCTGGCAATCCAACAGGAGCAGGAAGAGATGGCCGTTTCTTCTATATGCCGCAAGCATATGGCATTTCAGGACAGAACCTGCTTGCCTACGATGAATATTATTACCGTGACTTTAGGACGCGTAAGATACTCATCGACAAAGAGATTGGTCTTTGGCGTGAGATTACCGAAGATGAAATACAAACCACCGACTTTGAATTTATGATGGCTATTCATGGTGATAGGTTGATGATTGAAACCCAGATTGTCCCTACGGTTCGCATGGCAATCTTAATCCAAGACCGTGTGTTTTATGATGGACAAAATCCATTTGGGATTGATTGTTACAATTTCGTTCCAGTTATTGGATATTATAATCCGATGATGCCATATTTTTACAGTAGAATACAGGGAATTTGTAGGTCATTGCGCGACCCACAGATGTTATTGAACAGACGAATCATCCTATCTGCTGATCTACTCGAGTCTCAGGCGAACTCGGGATATATATTTAAGGTTAACTCTGTTGTGGATATGAAGCATCTCTTCCAAACAGGACAAGGCCGGATTATTCCACTGAAAGATGAAGCGCAGATGACTGATGTGCAGCAAATAACTCCACCAGTAATACCGCCATCCTTCTTTCAGCTTCAAGAGACCTTCTCTAAAGAGATGAACATGGTATCGGGTGTGAATGAAGAATTAATGGGGAGTGCGATGGATGACAAGGCAGGAATTCTCTCGGCGTTACGGCAAGGTGCTGGTTTGGTTACTCTTCGTCCTCTCTTTGATAACGCTGATTTCTCGCTTAAAATGATCGGTGAGCTCGTACTTAAGATGGTTATGGCTAACTATGGTCCTATTAAGATTAAGATGATCCTTGAGGGACAAGACCCAAGCCCACAGTTCTATAATAAAGCTTTCGCTAAATATCATTGCCAGGTTGAAGCTGGGTTCTCAACAGAGACTCAGAAGCAGATGCAGTTTGCGCAACTTCTTCAACTTGTTGAGCTTGGTGTTCAAATACCACCTAAGCAGGTCATTGAAGCCGCTACCCTACAAAACAAAACACAGCTTATCGAAGCTATGGAACAACAGCGGCAGCAACAAATGCAAATGCAGCAGATGCAGATGCAGATGCAGATGCAGGAGCATCAAGCTAAAACTGAGAATCTTAAAGGTCAGGCGGTTGCAAATCAGGGCCTTGGTCTTGAAAGAGTCAGCCGCGTTGAAGAAAACAAAGCACTCGCTATTGAACGTAGGGCTCAAGCGGATCGCGATGAAGCCTCTGCGCATCGTGAAGAAGAATTGGCTCTTCTCACCTTTATACGTGCTACCAAGGAGCTTGAAGGGCTTGATATTGAGAAGATACATCGCATGGCTGAGATCTCTAAGATATTCCATGAAATGGAGAATCCAGTTCGGACCCAAAGGTCAGGAATAAATGCTAGACTTTCGGCTGCTTGATGTACAATGTTATCGGTTTTTAGGTTACAAGGAGGTGATTATGCAATTTCTCGCGTTAATTGAGTCATTAGCAAAAGTGATTACGGTGGATAATATAGAGTCAGTAGCTACGCTGGTTGAAAAGCTGGTTGCCCTTGCTGAAGCAATGGAATCTCCTGTATCAACTGCCGCTGCTCCTACCCCACCGGTGACACCACCAACTGGAGCCTGACTTACATTTAAGGATTTATTCGATCTTAGATGGAAATAAAACAAGATAGTTAGACGTATTGTCTATACATACGGTGCGGCGTGTTCCGCAGTAACTGAGGTGCCACATGGCAAAAAAAAGACACTATTCACACGAAGACCATAGTGCTATGCGTTATGAAGAAAAACCGATGCACATTCCTGAGCGTTATGCAGGCGCACAGAAAATGAAGCACGCTGAACGTGGAATGATCCACGAAGATTGGCATGCACCGGCATTAGTCCCACGTGGATTTATGGAAAAAGATTGGCCTCGCGTAGATTACGGTGTTCAAGACGCTCCTCCTATGTTATTTTCTGGCGTGAACCGTCAGATGAACGAAGAGTCGTCTGCGGTACGCCGTGAACGAAGCTCACGTAAGTTCTAAGGACCTACTATGGCACAAGTGGCAACGATTAGACCGAACCCAAAGCTGGCTAAGATAGCCTACAAGATTCTTAAGACGCCCAAAGAGCTTCAACAAGCTAATAAGCCGCCTACACAGAATCAAAAAGTGCGCTGGGATCGCGATTCTATTTATTCTCAATAGACTTCTAACACTGCTGGGGGGAGCCCAAGGGTTTGCAGCCCCGAAACTCCCCCTTAATTTAAATTAAGGAAGGACCATGCAAATGACTAAAATGTGTAAAAAATGCAAATCAATGAAATGCAAATGCAAAAAGTAAACAAAGAGATAGTGGATTTCATCACGGAAAGTAACTCAATCGAACGTATTTTCCGTGATCCTACTCAGGCAGAGATAGATGAACTTATTCGCTTTATGGCATTACCCGTAGTGACCATAGAGGAACTTGAGAAATTCATCGAAGTATATCAACCAGGAGCTATGCTGAGGGATAAGCATGGACTAAATGTCAGGGTTGGTAATTATATTCCCCCTCTTGGATCTACTGATATACGAATCAAACTTGAAGATATTCTTAGAAGAGCAAATTTCCTTTCTGCCTACCATACCCACATATACTATGAGAAACTTCACCCATTCACTGATGGAAATGGTCGGAGTGGACGAGCATTATGGGCTTGGAGAAAGAAGAATCTTGAAGGTGGGTTCTTGTTGAACTTCTACTATGAAACACTACAAATGAATTAGTAACTTATGGCAAGGTGTTGTGGTTGTTGTAAATGTATGTGTGAAGAATGCATAGAATTTGCAAGTGAAGAAGAAATAAAGGAATACAATGGCAAAGAAAAAAGCAGCCCCAAAGAAATGGATAGCTGGAGCAATCAAGCACCCCGGTGCACTACACGAAGAGGTGCATGTGCCTAAAGGCAAGAAGATACCAGCAGCAAAGCTTAAAAAAGCAGCAAAGGCAGGCGGTGTAGAAGGTAAGCGAGCACGCCTTGCGGTGACTTTGAAGAAAATGCACCACAAGAAGAAGAAATAGGTGATCTATGCCATACGCTAAACGATCAGATTCGAAGAAAAAGAAGAAAGCGGTCATGAAGGAGTCAATGGAGCGCTTTGAACGTGGAGGCATGCACTCGGGTTCAACCAATGGCCCTGTGGTGACAAACCCCCGCCAGGCTATTGCGATAGGGCTCTCAATGAGTGGCCAATCTCGCAAGAAGCCTAAAGTAGCCGTTAAGAATAAAGTCACTAAGAAGGCAAAAGCCAATAAGAAAAAATAGCCTAGGTTAGACCCCTTTACTCCCCCTATGCTTGCCCCTGGACTTACTCCCCAGGGGTTTTATTTTTACAGAGATATGCTATCTTCTTAAAGTACACCCCGGGCATCTTCTATGACTCATCCGTATGGATGTCTTTATCTATAGGTAGAGAAGGACGAAGGAAGAGAGAGCATTGTCAGTCCTATGCGCCCGGGGACAAAATCCTATTCAGGGTGTGGCGCAATTGGTAGCGCGCTAGCCTTGGGCGCTAGAGGCTCCCAGTTCGAGTCTGGGCATCCTGACCAAACATAAGCATGGCAAATTGGCTCAGCAGAGGTGAGCGCCCAGATGACGATCAGGGAGGTATAGGTGCAACTCCTATATTTGCCAAATAAATATAAGTAAGATGGAGAAGCCAGGTCGTTCTCGCTCGGCTTATAACCGGGAGATCAGAGGTTCGAATCCTCTTCTTACTTAGTAAGAACGATGGCCATTAGCTCAATGGTAGAGCGCCAGGGATTAAGAACTTAAGAATCCTTGCCCTGGAGGTCGTGGGTTCGTTTCCCACATGGCCTCGCAAATTGAAATTATGGAGAGATGGCCGAGCGGATGAAGGCACCGGTCTTGAAAACCGACAGGTGTAATAGCCTCCTGGGTTCGAATCCCAGTCTCTCCTCCATTTGTGGAAGGATGGCTGAGCGGATTAAGGCGCTTGTTTGCTAAATGAGTGTGTGGGGAAACTTGCACCGTGAGTTCGAATCTCACTCCTTCCACCATAAACCCCTATTTTGTGGCTTCCCACAACTCCGCTGGCTCAGGAATTTAAACTCCTGGGCCTTTTTCGTTTTGCCCCAAGTTTTGTTTGTGCTACTCTCTGGCAAAAGAAGGAGAGTACATGAAGCAGATGGACACGAGTTGGGGCGAACTCACGGATCAGATACAACATGATGGTCTGGATATTAATGAAGAAATCCGCAAGCAGATAAACCTAAAGGCATCCGAAACCTCTGAACTTGAAGCATTCAGAAACAAGGACTTTTACTTGGTACCCATAATCCGGAAGCACAGAATAACGGGTCGGCTTGAATGGCCACCTATCATTGCTACCCGGCACTCATGTCCCACGCCTGTCTATAATCAGCATGTATTTGTATATCACCATAAAACCAAGATTGTTGAATGGTTATGGACCATCCCTGCCCAATATAAGCACATTCACTATTTAAAGAACGCAAAAGAGCTCCTTGTTGATTTGGACCCAAACCAAAGAACACAGGTTCAGATGTGTCTTGATTTTGAGAGTGGGAAGTTATTGAAGGCAGTTAAGCGGGCCAATAAAGAAAACGACAATCCTTGGCAACTGGTTCTCCGACCAAAAGTGAAAGAAGAGATAGTAGTCTAGCCCCCCAAGGAGATAGTACATGTTTGATGAATCAGACTTATTTGGTCCCGTTGTTGCAGAAGCACAACACGGAGCAGTAAATCAACCACAACAGCCACAAGTTGCGCAGCCAGCAACAGAGCAAGAAAAAGTTGAATCAGCAGTAGCAGAGCAGCCTGTTGAAAAGCAGTCAAAGGAAGCAGCCCTACGAGAGTACAATCTTCGTGCTTTAAGGGAACGAGCAGAAGCAGCAGAGCGCAGGGCAAAAGACCTAGAGAATCAGATCAATCAGCAGCCACGCCAGCAAGAACAGCGCTATGCCCCTGTAGTCCAAGAGACAGATGAGATATCATTTGGCGATGAGGACTTGGTTGAGGGTAAGCATATCAAGAAGATCATTCAGGCTGAACGTAAACGCTATGATCGCGAGATACAGCAGATTAAGTCTCAATCTGCGATAGATAATGCTGAGCGTAAGATTCGTGCAATGTATAGTGATGTTGATGAAGTATTGAGTGAGAATAATATCAAGAACTTCCAGTCCATCTATCCCGAAGAGTTCTCGTCAGCAATGGCCAACTCAGATCCTTATGCACGAATGAAAACTGCCTACACACTTATTAATAACCTTGGCATATCTGAAACTCGTCAAACCAGAGATATTGATAGGCGACTTGCGGACAATAGAACTAAACCTCGTGCTGCTGGATCAACTCCCTCTACCTCGGGCTCTACTGCGGAAACACCGCTATCCCAGGTTTCGGATTATGATAGACGAATCCTCACTCCTGAGATTAAGGAGCAGAAACTTGCCAAGCTTGCGCAATCAAAGGATTGGATGAAATACAATTACAATAGACAGTAATATTTTAACATTGTAGTATATGCCCGAACCCGTGCTCCTTGTCTTGTTCGGTTTCACATACAAACATAATCCCTGGAATAACTCCCGGGGATTTAATTGTAAACTCATTTACTTAGACCTTTATGTGTGGTCTGTGTCTTAACAGGCTGTTTGTCTAGCCCCAGAGTTTCTATTCACTCTGGGGTTTTTTGCGTTGTAAATTGTTTGTGGTAACATGCCCCTTGACGTACGAGCCTCGTCAGCTATCGGCGTATTAGGTACTCGCCAAACCTGTCAGCGTACTGGGTCTCGCTAACCTATCGGCGTAGGATACTTGTATCTAGGTGTTCGCCGAGCCAGGGACGTAATGAAGCCCCGTCCTACTTCAACACTGTCCAAACTATATATATACCTCTGTGCATAATGCACTACGGAGTATTTCTATGTTAACCACGCAAGCACAATTGCCTCCGTTGGTGCAACAAAGTGTGCATGATACCATGTTGTCTATCAAGACACCTGATCTCATACATAACGTTGCTGCTCAACGTGCTTTATTACCAGCCAAAGGCGGTACGACCCTTAGGTACTATCGTTATGATAGATTGCCAACGTCTCCTATCCCTTTGACAGGCGCAACCACCATTGCAGTATCGCCTTCACGTATCGATATTGACGCCACCGTATCCCTTTATGGTCAATACATGGCACTCAACCAACAAATTACACTACAAAACCAAGATCCAGTACTCATGAATATGGCCGAGCTACTCGGGCTATCCATGCGTATGACCGAGGATCAGTTGACCAGGGACATGTTAGCGAGCACCGCTAGCGTCTATTGGTGCACTGGTGGCTCAAATGGAGATGATCCTACTAATTTAACTTTGTCTGACATTGTTAACGTTACAACTCAACTTCAAACCAACGATGCTTGGATGATTTTGCGTAACCAACAAGGTGAAGACAGATTCGGTAAAATGTGTGCCGAATTAAAATTTTCTCTGATTGACTTGGAAGCCGTAGCGTAAGAGCCGGCGACAGGGGCGAACCCGCAAGGGACGCTGAGAGACTAAGTGAGAAAACACCGCAAGGTGATGCGATAGTCCGAACTCTGGAGGAAACCCAGAGAGGGAGGAATAACAAGACTCCCCGCCTAGCAATAGGTCTACAAGTAACAGCAGTGACAGGGCCTCTGAGAGATGCATACATAGCTATGTGTCATACGGATATTTCAGGGCAGCTTGAAACCCTTCCTGGATTTTTGCCTAAATGGAATTATCCCAACCCAGATTCTCGTACGATGCCAAGTGAGTGGGGCGCTGTAAATAACGTAAGATTCCTAACCAGTTCCGTGGGCAGTATTTCTCCTGCGGCATCCGGTCTTGGAAATAACGTGTACAACATCTTCATTCAAGGTCTCGAAGCTCTTGGTATTGTGGAGCAAGATAACTTCTCTGCACGTATTCTGTATCGCGGTCCTGAACTCTCTGACGCCCTGTTCCAAAACTGGACTTTGGGTTGGACGATGAGTCAGTGCCCACGCATATTGCAAGACCTTTGGATCTTCAAAGTTCAATGCACATTAGCATCATAAGGAGATACCATGTCTGTAGTTTTTTCAGGGTCATTCAGTGGTAGGTTTGTATCTACTGGTAATGCCCAATTCATTCCACTTCCTTCTGGTGTAGCACGCATGACCGTGACAAACGAAACTGTTTGTTACGCAGGTGGTGCTGGCGCTGGCGCTGTATTCGAATGGTCACTTGGTGATGTTGCTGGTCGTGGTACTGTCTTTGTAAAAGAAGCCACTATTGGCGCATTAGTTCCAGGACAAATAGCAGTAGCTTCAGGCTTCTACCTTGTTGATCAATCGATAAACGTACCGGGCCCACTAAACAATGGTTCAACGGGTATCACTGCGGTTTCAACAGCAACCCCTCCTCGTGTAACGGTAGGATCAACTGCCGGCATGCCAACAGGAACAATTGTTCGCTTATATGATGTAACAGGTGCCACTCAATTAGATGCGTATGATTTTTCTATCACACTTGTCGATGGAACTCATTTCGATCTTACCAATGGCCCAGTTATTGGAGTTGCAGGTACAGGTGGATCATTCCGCGTTGTAGGATCACCTTACTTCTACCCACCAGAGCGCGACATATCAGGCATACAGTTATCGGGCGTGGGCACAGTTCCTGCTGGCGTAACTCGTGTGACCATGATGGTTAAACACCTGTACACCATTGGTCAGCGCGTGAACATAATCGTTCCTTCAACTCAATACGGCACCATCCAGCTCAATAACATTAACGGCACAATTGTTGCCATTAACATTGCTGACGCTAATGGATTCACCAACACGATTGATTTGAATATCGATTCATCAGCGATGACAACCTTCACATTCCCTCTTGCTGGTGGTCCAGGCTTTGGACCTGCGCAAGTTGTACCTCTTGGTATGACAACTGCACAGGCTATTGCCTCTAACACAAGCATCATTGGAGATGCGACGGTTAACACTGCTCAATTGGGCATGTTGTTAATGGCAGGCGCAGGAAGCCCTGCTGGTGTTACTGGAAACGTGATTACTTGGATTGCATATCAATCATTTAATCAATAATCCAAATACTGAATTGAATAACTAATCTCCCGGGGAGATCCATGCGCTTCCCGGGGATTTTAAAAGGAGAGAGAAAGATGGCAAAAACTACACAAGTGACAACACTAGAGCAAGATTCATACGCAATGTCTGCTCCTACAGCAGTAGTACGCGATACACGTCGCTATAATACGGGTCGAATTGATAACAATGCGCAGATATCGCAGGGTGTTAAAAAAGATCGCATGGAGCTCAAAAGAGAACTTGAGCGACGACGAGCCCGTGACTCTGAATTAGTGATCATGAAATTCAAGAACCTAGAAACCCCTGGTGGTGTTCTAAGATTTTCATACAAGCGGTATGCGGAAGACCAATGGGAGAAGTATGAGTTCTTTGATGGCGAAGTGTACCAGATTAAACGGGGTGTGAGAGATCACGTGCAGAAGGGTTGCTACAGCCTAGTGTATAAAGCAATTGCAGGAGAAGGCCAATTTGCAGTGCAGGGCGCAGGCATGAATAACCAGCACAAAAATGCCCGAATGATGGTTTCTCAGAAGAAGCACCGCTTCCAATGTCTTGGTCTTGATTACTTTGATGATGATCTAGATGGTCCACAAATGCCAGATATTGCACAAGTGACTATGCAGATCGATCAACATTTACTGTAAGGAATGTCATGCCTGCTGATCCACGCTTTAATGCGGTTCAATTTCCCACCTATCAACCAGCCCAGCGATGCATTTTGTCTATAACTCAGACAAATCCAATTGTGGTTACTACTTCGTTTGATGGATCTACTCCGGGAAATAATCAGTATCAAACGGGATTAATAGTGCAACTTCTTATACCAAATGGATTTGGGATGGTGCTGTTAAATCAAATGACAGCACCTATCACCACGATCAATAGCAGTTCATTCACGATGCCATTTGATGGAACTCACCTTGACCCCTTTGTGACGCCTGCAATACAACCAGGAAACTTTGGGACAGTGGCACAAGTTATACCCGTTGGAGAGGTTACTTCAAGCGTCGCACAGTCAACCAGGAACGTTCTAATCTATTAGGAGATATCAATGGCAACAGCAAATCTTAGTACCATACAAACCCTGGTCAGGCAGCTCACCAGAACGCCTTCTCAGAATCAATTGAGCACATCTGACCTTAATCAGATCATCAACACCTTTGTGCTGTATGATTTCCCACAGGCGATCAGGCTGTACAATCTACGTTCAACATTCACCTTTTACACACAGCCCAATGTTGATGTGTACCCAACAAACACAACTGATACTACCGATGCACTGTATAACTTTAGCAACAAGATTGTTGCAATACACCCGGGAGTATATTGCGCCGGAGTTCCGGTCATGTTTACTCAAAATAGGGATGAATTCTTCGGGCTCTACCCACTCTATAATTCAATTGTGACAAGGGTGGCAATAGCGGATGGCACCACAGGCCCATTCACAGGTAATCTTCTTTCTGGCCCCAACCAAAACCTTCCTGGTATAACCACACAAACGCCAGTGCTGCAAAACAATGTGACATTCTCAACCATAACTACTAGTAACGTTGCTATGACGGTAATTGATTACCCGCAACCAGGTAATAATGAGACAGGGCTTCTTGGATTTGCCAATGTTCCCCCAACATCACTTGCCAACTTTGGGACAGTGAATTACTTAACTGGTGCATTTAGCGTGTCATTTGTAAGCGCAACTGTTGATGGCGCAAACATTACAGCAGAAACAGTTCCCTATCAGCCAGGTCAGCCGATAGCAGTGCTTTACTATGATCAAGAATTTACTGTTCGTCCAGTTCCAAACATGGCTTATTCAATACAAATGCAAGTTGATATTTTGCCAACAGAGTTGCTTGATTCAATGCAAACTCCAAACCTCAATCAATGGTGGCAGTACATAGCATATGGCGCCGCGCGCAAAGTATTTCAAATGAAGAGTGATCTTGATGGAGTCGCGCTCATTGATCCTGAGTTTAAAAGGCAAGAAGGATTAGTCCTGAGTAGCACAGCAACAATACTGGCAAATGAGAGACCCCCAACGATATATACACAGGGCAATAAATTGGGTTATGGGTTTGGATACGGGCCATTTAGCGGCCCATTTTGAGGATAAATCATGTTAAATAACGTCCCACAAGTAACACAGAGTTTGGGTCAGACCCAGGCAGCAATCAATACAAATTTTTCAACGATAGACACGGCATTTTCTATAAATCACGTGCAATATAACGATGGTTCAGGCAATCAAGGCAAGCACAAGCTGGTTGATTTCCCCGTACAACCTTCAGCCCCTTCATTAGCATCAGGAGATGATGGGCTCTATAACCTACTGAGCACACTTACTTCTCTCAATGAGCTGTTTGTTCACAAGCAAACATTTGCTGGCACAGCTGATATACCATTTACCGCCTCAACCCTAAGTACCTCTACCCCTACCGCCCTTTCTTCGGGTTGGACCTATCTTCCATCGGGATTCATCCTCAAATGGGGAACTGGTGTTGGCACAGGATTGCAGGTAGTTCCCTTTCCAACTGGAGCAAATATACCGGTATACACGACACATATTATCACTGTCCCATTTATAGCAAATGGTGGCGGGGGTGATGTGAATCAGGCAATACGATTGACTGCGGTCGGCCCTGCGGGATTCACTGCTTACTGCTCTCCAAGGACAACAACAGGAAGTGCGACTGTTGATTATGGCTACATATCGATAGGGTTCTAACATGCCATTTGATCGCTTTATGATTGCACCCATGGAAGGAGGTCTTCAAAATGACCTCAAACCATGGCTGACCCCAGATGATAGCTTCGAAGAACTCGATAACGTCTATAACTTTCGTGGGCGCATGCGTAAACGATTCGGCTCACGGTTAATGAATACCACAGCACCATTAGCCACCGCACAACTTTCATCGCGTTTGCGGGTTGGTCTTGGATCAACCAATGGCTCTGGTAATGCCTCTGGAACAATTCCAGGAACTCCATTCCCATTAGAGACAGGTCAGATGTTTTCAATAGGAACCCAGATATTCACGGTGTATCAACTTGGATCTCCAATGCCAATGCTTAATACAGGTGGTGGAGCGGCGACCTATGATACTGTTTCGGGTGCATATGTATTCACTGGTGTCACTGCGGGTACACAGATATACTTCTACCCCGCGCTGCCCGTACAGGGATTCATTCGTTATCAAACATTAGACTCAACTTCTGATCCAACCTATGCCTTTGATACCGAATTCGCCTACCAATTCACGGGGGGCGCATGGTCAAGATTGGGCACTGCAATATGGACAGGGGATGATTCCCAGTTCTTTTGGGGCGCTACTTGGAGAGGAGCTCTGGCAAGCGATAGATTGATGTTCGTGGTAAATAACAATGCCGCAGATGGCATACAATATTGGAATGGAAATCCATCAGTGCTAGCGTGGGCAACATTAACTGCTCAGGTTCTCAGCCTGCCGGGCCCAATACCAATATATATGTTCACATCACTCATGGTTGTGGTGTATAAAAACTATCTCATATTCCTCAATACAACAGAAGGCGCTAACGTTGGATCGTCAGTTACCTATGCAAACAGGGCTCGATGGTCTGCTCTGGGCAATCCATTAGATACTAACGCTTTCAGGGGTGACATACCTGGCCATGGAAATGCTATTGATGCAGCAACTCTCGAGTCAATTGTTTCCTGTGGATTCATAAAGGATCAATTGATTGTGTACTTTGAGCGATCTACCTGGACCCTTAAATACACCAACAACGCTGCTGACCCATTCACCTGGCAGAAGGTCAATACTGAGTTGGGCGCTGAATCTACCTTCTCTGCGGTGCCCTTTGATAAAGTTCTTCTCGCAATTGGGTCAACAGGTATACATGCCTGCTCGGGAACAAACGTAGAGCGTATAGATAACAAGATACCTGACACGGTATGGGATATTCATACAGGAGCAACCACAGTTGATCGCGTTGCAGGAATTAGGGACTTCTACGTAGAGCAGGTTTATTGGACCTTCCCCTCAAATGTAGCCAATACATTTAGTGATACATACCCAAACAAAGTGTTGGTATACAACTATAAAACAGGGACATGGGCATTTAATGATGACTCAATAACAGTCTTTGGTTATTACTATGAATCTACTCAGTCTGCCGTTTTGTGGTCTGCAACTGACATATTCTGGGATAACACTGAAGTGCTCTGGTCTTCAGGATCGCAGCAGCCACTTAACCAGGATATAATCGCGGGAAACCAAGAAGGATTCACCTTTATCATTGATTCCGATGAGACTAATAACGCCCAGGCATTACAGATAACCAATATAACTATTGTCTCCGGACAACTGGTACTCAATGTGATTAATCACAATCTGAATGTCACTGGTCAGTTTGAGGGAGACTTCCTCAATCTACAAAATCTGAATGGTCTAACAGGTCCGTTTTTGAATCTCAATAGGCCGATAACTTCTATTATTGATGCGAATAATTTTACTATATTGGCGCCTGACATTTATGCCGTTGTTGCAGCAGGAGGAATGTATACCGGTGGTGGTACTGCCGCTCGAGTATCCCGTATAAACATGCTTACCAAACAATTTAATTTCTATGTGCAGGACGACAGGAACTCCTATGTACAGAAAGTTGATTTCTTGGTGGATCGCACTGCAAATGGTGAAGTCACCGTTGATTATCAAACCTCTACCAGCACGAACAGTGGATTACAAGAGGCAATGGCAACGGGAGCTCTTGTAGGAACTTCTATACTCGAAACAACCCCCTATGCCATGTATCCATTTGAGAACAACCAAGAGCGCCTCTGGCATCCTGTGTACTTCCAGTCAGATGGTACCTGTACGCAATTGAGGCTGTATTTGTCCAACGATGAGATGGCAAATCCGCTGATAACAACAGCAGATTTCCAGCTTGGAGCAATGATATTTTATTGTGTTCGTAGTAGCAGTAGGCTGCAGTAAGGAGATGCTATGGCTGATAATAAAAACAACATGGGATTGTATCTACCTACTACGTATATATTTGATATACAGGAAGTTGAACAAGCGGATATAAACTCCCCTGAGTTTAAAGACCTCCTGGTACGCTTGTATCAGAATGTAAATGATATTGTTCTTGCGGTTAATCTCAAGACGACTGGTTACCACCTCACCACCGAGTTCAACACCGGCTCCTTGTTGTTCAATATAAATAATGATTTCACACAACTACGCAACATCTTTCGAGTAACGGTGAATTTTGGCGCACTACCCGCTGCGGGCACTAAATCAGTAGCGCACAGTATCCCCTTTATTGGGTCAACCTATTCCTTCACCACGATCAACGGAGCCGCAACTAATCCATCTACGCCAGAGTTTATACCAATTCCATTTTCTTCCGCAGTAGACATTGCTCATAATTTGCAGATAACAGTTGATGCGACTATGGTAAATATAACTACCGGTGGAACAGATTATAGTGCGTACACTACCACCTGGATCACACTTGAGTTTGTGAAAATAATATAAAAGGAGATACGATGGCATGGTCATTTAAGAAAGCACTCTCTAACTTCGGTAAGGGCGCTGCTCTTGGCGCAAGTAGCGGAGCGCTCACAGGTGCCACAGCTGGACTGGCAAGTGGAGGCCTATTATCGGGTCCTGGTGCATTAGCGGGGGGAGTAATAGGCGGGATTGGTGGTGGAATAGCAAGCCTTTTCCAAGATGCGAATGAACCAGAAGTTGGTCAATCAGGCCTCGCTGGCAACGAGATGTCCGAATTCCAACAATGGCTATTTGGTACTCCAGAGGGACAACAAGCATTCAGTAGATTCTCTCCTGAGCAGCAAAAAGGGATGATGGAATCATTGAGAAGTGGCCAAAATACAGTCAATAATCCAACGGCAGGATTCGCACCCATAAGAGAAAATGCCAATAGAAACTTTCAGGGTACAATATCAGGACTTGCCCATCGCTTTAGCACTGGCGGCGATAATGCATTAAGTTCACCAATTCTACATGCACAACTTGGTGGGGCCGCAACTGATCTTAATTCCAAGTTGGCATCCCAAGAGGCGCAATATGGACTCAAGAACAAGCAGTTGGGAATTCAGCAGCAAGAACTTGGATTGCAGCCTATGTATAGCCAGGGCGCACAAAATATTAATATCGGTGGAATGGGTGGGCCAAATAGCAATTACCAAACACTTCTTAATGGCGCTATAGACCTGTGGAAAGACTACCGTTCAAATCAGGCAAACAAGCCACAAGGTAATAACACTCAGCAGGTTTCAGGACAAACGAATCCAATTAAACCTTACAATGTTGCTCAGTTGGTAAATCCAACCATGACAGTTCCTGCACTACAACAAAGGGGATTCTAATGCCTAAAAGTTTTTTCTCGCAATTAGCATCACAAACAGGTGATGTGGTCATTGATAGAATCAAAAAATATAGCCATCAAAAAGTCCTTGATATGGAGAACAAACAAAAGAAGGACATGCTTGGCAAGTTCTTCCCCGAAGATGTCTCTGATCTCATCCTTTCCCTGCCTGAAAATAACCAATGGGAAGCCATACAGCAACTTGCCCCTAGTTATGCCAATGTACAGCAGGAGCAGCAGATGCAGTCCCAAGGACAACAACAAATGGGCCCACAGGGATCACCCGGCATTGATCAAATGCTCAGAGGTGCATCAGGGCAACAGGATAATGGCCAGTCTTTGATGCAACAAGTTCAAGAGCCAGCGCAAGGTAATCAGCAGTTTAATGCGGAGCAGTCAGTTCCTCGTCAAAGGAAAGCAACTCTTGGCGAAGCTCTTGGTAATAACGAAGTGAGCAAAGAAGAGAAAAAGGCATCTCAAGAGTATGTTAATGATGTCCGCAAGCGTACACGTAAATTGAATGATATTGAGCGCAACCTTGAGAAGATGAAGAAATACAACAACTCTGGAAAATTATCTGGGCCATTCGCATCATCTATTGTGAATCTTGCGAAAGCCGGCGGTCATGGAGTTGATTTGAGTTCACTTCTTTCAAGGGAATCTCAGGGTTTCAATAAAGTAGGTGTTAACTTTCTTCGATACGCGAAGGACTATCTTGGGACGAGAATGACTGAAAAGGAAGTATTTAAGTTCCTTGAAGCGTTTCCCTCTCTTACCAATAGCAAAGAAGGGCGTGATGAGATATTCAGTATCTGGGATGAGATGATTGCATCTGACAAAGCGGAAAGCAAAGCCCTTGAGGACATTATCAAAGCAAATGGTGGGAGAGTGCCCCCCAATGCTGAAGGTCTTGTAAGTGATGCTATTGAGTCCCACAAAGAGCAACTACACCAAAGATTGATTGGCCTTGGAGAGGGTGGGCAGACACAGGCCGAGCCATCCCAGGGTAAAAAGATAATCAAAGAATTGCCTGCCGCATCATCTGTGCCTGTAGGAAAGCAATATAGAAAAGGTGGAAAAACATACACGAGCAATGGTAAAAGCTGGAAGGTATCATAATGGCAATCGCAAGAACTCTGCTTGGTGGTCTTACTAAGGCAACAACTCGTGGTGGAATCACCGAAGAACAAGCACAAAATCTAATGGCGGCCCTTGAGAAAAAGGGTGTAAAAAATCCCATTCATACGGGATACCTTCCTGAGCAGGGAGGTCTTGGTAATGCTATTCGTAAAGACTTGGGATACTCACAACAGGATATTGAACCTAGGGGTGTAGGTGAACGATATGCCCAGAATCTCATTGGCGCAGGAATACCCGCCCTATTTGGTGGAAAAGCAGCAGCTAGACAAGCAGTCCCCTCTATAGCAGCAGGTCAGGCAGCAGCAACAGGATTGGAAAGTGTAGGCGCGCCCGATTGGTTACAAAAAGTTGGAACACTTGCGGGAGAAGCGCTGGGTTCGCATGGCGGTCGAAGGTTAAAAGAAGCTCGCGCTGCAAAAGAATTAGGTCATAAGCATGAACCAACTAAAGAACATGGTGAGCACTTATATACTACTGCACTTTCTAACCTTAAAAAGAATGAAAAAGGAACTGGAGAAGCAATTAAGCCGTTTCTTTCCAAGATTCCTGGTTTGTGGAAAAAGAACTCGGATGAGAAGGCAGTTAAACGGGCTGAGAAGATTGCCAATACTATTTCAGCTAATATTGATCATAAAGGTAATATAGATATTGAAGCTGCTCATGAAAATATTAAATCATTAGGTAAGCAATATGCAGATGCTACACCTGGTGAACGTGTATATATAGAAGAAGCACGTAAAGGGTTAAAACAAGTACTCAAAGATCATTCAGTGGTTAATCCATTGTTTGGAAAAGCGCTCGAAGATGCAAACGCATTTCATGTATACCGAAAAACAGACAATATTATGAAGCAATACATCGATAAACCTGGATTCATTGGCAAGAAGTTACCCTTTATTGCAAGAGGACTCAATGCGCTTGAATCTGTGGGTCGCGCGGCGCTTAATGGGCCGGCTCGCAATTACTATAAAAAACTAGCAGAGGCAGTCTTTGACGAGCGCAAAGGTGATATTCGTCGTTATGCCATTGCTTTCAATAACGCTTACGAAAAACAACTTGAAAAAGAAGAAGAGGGCTTTGAAGAGGTCCCACTTGAAGAAGGATTCGAAGAAGTAGTATCAACAGGTACCAAGCCCTGGGAATCACAGATGTATAATCCGCGCGTTTAATCTTCCTTCTCTGCCTCGACCACTTCCTTCCTGAGATACTGATATACAGCCTTGTGTATCAATAGACTCATGGACATATCCCTCATTGCAGCCATCGTCTTTATTTCCATGTGAAACTGTGGATGCACCTGCAATACTATGCATTTTCTTACTTGCATTTTTTTATCCATACTACCTCCCTGAGTACTATATTTATAGCACAGAACATCCAAGTGCCATTGTTTCGAATCTTTGTTTCCTCTTTGATGGATTCAAAGACTACTTAATTCCCCCAAAGGAGAAGCAATGGCACTCAAAAATACTCAGCCACAATATGTGTATGGATTCCCTACACCAATTGGCGCACTATTCCCTAAACCTGTAATAAGCACAATTAATCCTACAGTATTTGATTTTGGTACTGTTGGTCAGGAATGGGTAAATACTTCAACAAATGCAGTATTCTTCCTCACTTCTGTATCAAATGGACAGGCAACTTGGGTAAGTTCTGCTGGTGGATCAGGATTCTTTGCCTCGCTTACTGTAACTCCTGGGCCCATAACCCTCATAGGAACCACTAATATTAACGCTGTTGGAGCAGCCGTTACTACTATTGGAACTGGTGGAACGGGCGCGGTAAATATCGGTAATGCTACGGGTAATACTGCAATTACTGGAAGTCTAGTTGTTTCTGGGTCTATCAATACTATAAATGGACCAATAACCGCAGGAAATACTGCCGTCTCTGCTGTTGGCGCGCAATTAGCGTTAATTAAGAGCAGAGCAAATGGCGTAATTACCAGTGGAGATCAAATAGGAAATATAGTCTTTGCCGCATTTGATGGAACTGGTTACACCAATGGCGCCGCTATAGTATCACAAAATAGCGGAACCGTTGCCGCAGGCCGCATTGCAGGAAACTTAATTTTCTTCACGCATCCCGATGCCGCAACTGCAATTGTTGCACGTATGACAATCAGCTCAGCGGGTAATATCACCGTTGCAACTCCCGATGCGGGCACAGCGCTCTCAATATCTGGAGCAACAACTGCAATTTCAGCAACTGGTGGCGATATAACAATCGGCGCGGGCGATCTTAACATTAACACTCCTGGTAAAGGCATAAACCTTCCTGGACCTACGCAAATCATCAATGGTGCTGGTGCTCCTGCCGCCGGTCTAGCCCTTGCAGTTGGTGACGTTTATATAAACACAACTGGTAGCGGAACTATGGATCGTATGTGGATAGCCACTGGAGTGGGCACATGGACCTACGTCGTTACTGGCGCTTAATTCGGAAATAATAACTAACCCCCGGGGGGACCTGGGGGTGCTTCCTAATAGAAGAAATGACAAGGTGCTTAGATAGGCATCAAAACAAACAAGAAGGATAAGAAGATGATGGACCAAAAAATATCAACCACGTTCAAAGTTAAACACGAAGACCGGGAGTATTCACTTACGTTTCCTGGTGATGCGCGCCTACAGGAGCTCTGGGATTTCTTACAGGAAATAGCCAACAAGGTAATTGAAACAAATAAACAAAATGCAGCTGCAGCTCAAGAGTCTCAAGCATCGACTGATGCCCCATCCACCGAGCCGGCTGTTCAACCTCAAGGGGAATAACATGTCACTAAAGATTAATTGCTATTGGGAAGAGATAAGAATCCTTGCCTTTGGTGATATAGATGTTGATTTTGCACCACTTGGACCTCCCCTTGATAATACTTCAAGGAATCTATCTATCGTAAACCAAACAGACGGGTTACTTGTTTTCTCAACAGATGGCGTAACTGACATGTTTGTTTGCCCAGCAATGGTATCCCGTATCTGGGATCTTGCTGCGATGCGCGTAGCAACTAGTGAAGATGCAGGGGTTAAGACCTTTACTCAAATATATGTGCGCGGAACTCCCGGTTCTGGGGATGTATACCTTGAAACAATTTACTTGGGTTAGGGGATATCATGTCACAAATACAATCAACAAGCACTGGCGGTGGTGGTGGCGGAACAGTAACCTCGATAGCGGCAGGAACTGGTATTACCTTAACTCCTAATCCTATTGTAGGCACTGGAACAGTTGCACTAACTATACCTGTATCTATAACAGATGGTGGTACAAATGCCACCACGATGACTACTGCTGATGGCGTAGTTTATTACGATGGAACACGATTGGTAACCACTACAGCTGGTACTGCAACACAGGTACTTACCTCAAATGGCGCGGGCATGGCACCCACCTTTCAGGCGGCTGGAGGCGGCGGTGGCGCCATAACACTGATACAGAAACAGGTTATTTTAGAGGGAGCCGGAGCAGACCATGTCGTATTTACTGGACTCGCGAGTAATACAAATTACATGTTAGTGTATCAACTATACTGTTCCGATCCATCAGGAGACCCCGCTCAATTAACACTACAACTTTCTACTAATGGCGGCGCTAGCTATATAACTACTGGGTACACATCAAGCACTGGAACTTCACCGGTATACACTCAAGGATTCGTATTTGTTGATAATGCAAATGCCGATGGAAATGCCTATGGTGCATCTGGAACATTGTATTTATATGGATTAACAGGTGGCAATCAAGGATTCGCTGGAATTATTTCTGGGGTATATTGTGAGGCATCTTCTGCTTTATATATAGATAATACAAATGGTGGAAGTATTGTTGCTACCGCAAATGAATTTGGCGGGGCAAAAGTTAATTTTGATTCTACCGCTACTCCGGTCAATGCAATAAAAATTATGACAACGTTTGGCGATGAAATAGGCGGAACATTCTATCTGTATGGGTTAGGAGCGTAACAATGCCAGCAAATAATTCATGGGGCGGAAGCTCTCAAACACTAGGCTACCGTGGAACAGCTGCAGTTAGTCCACCCAACCCCAACTACGCAAAGAAGTTGATGATCTGAAAAGGAGATTATAATGTCAAATTCATTAGGCGGATCATCCAGAGGCAATAGCTATCTGGGCACCAAGGCTTCCCAGCCACCAAACTGTACATTCTCAAAAGTGAATCCAACTGTTGACGATAAGAGCTCCGCAAGCTATTCATTGTTGGATTTCTGGCTCAATACTGAGACGGAAGACTTATTTGTCCTGACCTCTGTTGCTAATAATACTGCTATATGGACCCCTATAACTACTGGGTCTGCGGGTGCAATAAATCAAATAACCACTGATTCTGGGATCGCACTTCCTGTCGCAGGGAATATAAATATCGAGACTGGCGGCCCTGGTTTATCGGGAACTACTTTATTTAAGGCATCGGCATCTACAGTTTTTCTTAAGCTAGATGAAACCCTAAATGGAAATATGGGACTGGGAACATTTTCTCTTGGTGCTGCGCTGACAAGCGGAAGCGATAATATCTGTGTGGGTGGTCTATCTGGCGGGTCAATAACAATTGCCAATACGAATAGTTCTTTAGGTAGCCAATCACTCCGATTAAATATTGATGGAGATTCAAATTGTGCGTTCGGGACCCTAAGTCTTGGAAATGCGATTCATCCCGCATACAATACGGCGCTTGGGACCAGGACGGGGACTGCATATACTACAACCGAAAGTAGCAATATCCTCATTGGATATAATACGGTTGGGACACTGGGAGAAAGTAATACCCTAAGAATTGGCGTGGGAACCGGTACTGGAAATGGGCAACTTAATCGTGCATTTATACAAGGCGTAGCCGGGGTTTCGGTAAGCAATCTCAATACGGTGACTATAAATACTGTTACAGGTCAACTGGGATCTACTGCTGGTGGTGGTGGTGGTACAACTCAGTTTACCGCTGATACTGGCACAGCTGCTCCTTCTGGAGGCAATATAAATCTTAATGGAGACACAGTAAATACCCTAACTGCGGCTTCTGGTGACACGGTAATAGTAACACTTGCTAACAACTTGCTCATTTCTGGAGACTATACCACTACTGCCGGAAACGTTGTTCTGACTAGTGGGCTCGTAAGCCTTCCCAATACAGTATCGGATCCAAATGGGGGGCCAATACAAATTGGAGGCCATCAATATTTAAGTAATTTTGGAACAAGAAATCTCTTCATTGGGGATGCCTTCGGTAATACGCGAACAAATGCTGGTGGATTTGTTGATAACACCTCCCTTGGATTTGAGGCATTACTTGGCGCATCTGGTGGAAGAAATACAGGCATTGGATCTCTTGCTCTACAAAATGTAACGGTCAATAGTGATTGCACGGCTGTTGGATATAATGCGTGCAATAGTGGTGATGGAACTGGTAATACCTGCATTGGATCTGGCGCAGGTTCTGGATTAGCGCCTACTGACGCATATAACGTTATTCTAGGATTTGGCATTCCAAGTCCCGGAGAGAGTAATGTCATGCGCCTTGGTGCCACTTCTGGTCCAGGAACAATAGCAGAGACATTTATAGCAGGTATAGATGGAGTAGATGTAGGATCAGTTGCAACAGTTGTCACTGAAGCAGGTAACCAGTTGGGAACAGCGGTAATTACCGCAGGCTCTGGAATAACTGTTACTCCTGGATCTAATACAATTACTATCGCAGCTACTGGCGGTGGTGGCTCTATAACAATAACCGGCGATACAGGGGGAGGACTGTCTGGGTCAAGTTTTACATTTGATGCAAATACTCAGGCGGGATCATCAGTAAGCTTTAGTGGCGCGGGAACAACTATATCACTTAACACAAGTGATGCATCGGCTAATACAATTATTGGAAGTACAGCTGGAAGTGTAACCGCTATAAATGGGGTAGGCAATACCGGATTAGGCGAAGAGATATTCAATAATTTGAATGGAGGGGGATTTAATACTTCTATTGGTATTTTTTCCACCTTAAATTTAATTACTGGTACGGACAATATCGTAATTGGTACGCGGGGGGGAGAGAATTGGCTTACCAATGAGAGTAATAATATACTTATTGCCTCAGATTCTTCTGGTACAGGAAGCAGGGGAACAACGGGTGATCAAAACGTATTAAGAATTGGTTGTGGCACCGGAACTGGTGGCGGCCAAATGAATTCAGCATTTATATCCGGAATACAGGGGATTACAGTTACTGGATCAGCGGTATTCGTTTCCTCTTCTGACCAGCTTGGTATAGCGGTATCATCCCGAAGATTCAAAGAGAATATCTATGATATGCCATCAATGACCGAATTTATTATGAAATTGCGTCCGGTAACGTTTAATTACAATTCCGGAGATGATAAATCTACTCAGTACGGATTAATAGCCGAAGAGGTTAATGATATATTGCCACAATTAGTGGTTCTCGATAAACAGGGAATTCCCCAAACCGTTAAATATCATGATCTTCCATCCCTTCTCTTATCTGAGATTCAAAATCTGCGAAAAGAAGTAGAAGAATTGAAAAGGAGATTATGATGCCAAGCAATAATGCGTGGGGCGGAAGCTCACAAACACTGGGATACCGTGGAACGGCAGCCGCTAGTCCGCCAAATATCACTTACCATGACAACAACCCAACAATCTATAACACTCAGAACTTTAATCTTGGTGATCAGTGGCTTAATACCACCACTGATCAACTATGGACCCTGATTGCTCTCGGGCAAACGCCTAGCTCTCAGGGTTATTCCCTTGCCACTTGGGTTGAAATTACTGGATCAACAGGAACAGTAACTACACTCACCTCAAACTCTGGGGGCGCTGTTCCTCCTGAAGTTGGTGGAAATCTCAATGTAGTGGGCGATGGCACTACAATAACTGGGGTGGGAAATCCCGGAACAAATACCATTACACTTTCTACTAATGGAAGTATAGCAACACAATATATTACTGATTCGGGTACTTCAAATCCGGTAGCTGGAACTGAATTTATATTGGGTCTCACTGGTGGCAATATAAGCACTTCTGGAACAGGAGCTATAATAAGTATAGGTGTTTCGGGAACAACAAATCATGCTTTGCAAGTAGGTAATTCTACTGGTTCACTCACATCCCTTGGTGTTGGCGCTACGGGCACAGTATTACAGGGGAATACTGGCGCAAATCCATCATTTACTGGATCGCCCTCTGTTTCTGGATCGGTAACAGCGGCGACCACAATTACTGCTGGAACCGGAATAACTGCAACTACGGGAAATATAACTGCAAGCGCAGGCAATGTTGTTATAACTGCGGGTAATTTGGTTATGCCCGCTTCTTATAATTCCGCAGGGACTCAAGGCGTTATTATGTGGGGCTCTAATAGAATACTCACTACTGATGGCTCAGATACCCTATTTCTCGGGATTAACGCCGGCAATACGACATTAACAGGAGTAAACAATACTGTCCTTGGTAATGGAAGTTTTATGAATGCCACCACGGCAAACCATAATATGCTTGTTGGCAATCAAATTATGACTACGGCCACAAGCGTCGGCAGCGGGAATATTGTAGTAGGAAGTGCGTCATATAATGTGGGAATAGGCGCGAATAATTGCCTGATTGGAGGAAATTCTCTCACCTCAGCAACATCTGCGACTAACAACACTACCCTAGGAAATTCCACAGGTTGGGATTCTACTGCAGGAACCGGCCTTCTTACAGGAGCCGGCAATATATTAATTGGAAACGGTTCTGGTGCCGGATATCGAGGCGCTGAGTCCGGAAATATAATTATCGACAATGGTACTGGGTTGAATGTTGTTGGTGAAAGCAATGTAACTAAGATTGCTGGCATCCGTGGGGTTACTACAAATAACAACAATGCCATAGCGGTTCTTATTGATAGTGCCGGACAACTTGGCACCGTTTCTTCATCTATTAGATTCAAAGATAATGTACTAGATATGACAGACGAAAGTTCGTCAATTATGAATCTTAGACCTGTAACTTTCAGCTATAAATCAGATACCAATAAAGATATACGATATGGATTAATAGCTGAAGAAGTCGCTGAAGTTATGCCGAGACTTGCGGTATTAGACGCACAGGGAATTCCTGAAACCGTTAAATATCATGAGCTGCCCCAATTAATACTCAATGAACTCATTAAACTTTCTCGGCGAGTTAAAGAACTAGAAGATAAGCTCGCTCAATAGTAACTAATATCCTCCTTCACTCTCTCCTTCTTATCTAGGTCCCCTGCATAGTATCGACTACAATCGGCCACTATGCAGGGTCCTCTATTGGGGGGCTTGGAAGAAGCATCCAATGGGTTACTTCTATTTCCCCATTGTAACTTGTATCACATTGGCATACATGAAATGATAATTCATCTGAATTAGTTCTGCTTCCTATGAATGCCGATTGTCCATCAGAAACGAGAATATCAATATCTATTTTGGGTAATTGGTCTTTAACGCTAATCCATTCCATAGATTTAAGTATTTCTGCGCATGAACAGTTCCATGTACCGCAGATTGAACAACAAGCCATTGGTCAAATCCTTTATGCGGGGGGATTTGGAAGGGGAGCCCAAAACTTAAAATCAATATCTGTTCCTGGAGAGTGACCTCCAAGTTCGGAGCAGTGTTCCGTATGGCAATGTGCTCCGTAATCATATTGAGCCACATGTGGCATATCACAGTCACCCCATACCAATATAGGTTTATTGGGTGGCGCTTGTTCTAATACGCTAATCCATTCCATGTGTTTATTCCTTTTTATGGTTTTCCATTCTGTAGCCACTGCCTCTCAAGCTCAACGCCCAATCTCTCCCAGTTGGGATTATCGATATCATCACTCATTTGTATGTACGCCTCTTGGGTATCGCCATCGACAAATAGCCATGTAGCCCATTTCAATTCTTTATCGTAGCGGGAAGGTCTCGTATATTTTGTTATCTTGGTCACAAGGCGCCTTTCTTTTTTGCTTAGGTTTCATCACCAATGATTCGAGAATATGTACACGCATTCCTAACTTGTCAAAATCTTCTTGGTCTACAAAGTCTTCATCTATGTACGAGTTTTCATCGCAGGACATAGACTTACAAATCATTGCAAGGAGTATATTTTCTTTGCGCAGCGATCGATTGGCCACCAAGAGCATTATAATTACCGAGCAGAGCAATGTGGTGATTATAGAGACATATTTATCTTCCATCGGTGTTCCTATCCACTTCACTATTTCTAATAGTTCGTATTGCGTCTATAGCCTTAAGGAACTGATTCGCGGGCATCTCATCAAGATTCTTTATCTTGTGCTTAGTGAGCACTTGCCTTGTAAGCCGAGAATTACCCTTAAGGGCAGCAAGCAGCTGCATATATTGCTCATTAGAGATACACTCCTCCTGATACTCACGCTTTGCCTCAAGTTCTTCTAGGAGTGCCCCGTCTGCCTGCATCTCACCATTATCATCATGCATATAGGGATCGTGATGGCTTGGGGCAATACCCAACAACCTCACTACTTGCATCCTTGCCTGATATTCTTTAACCGCAGCAGTCTCTTTGTCTGTTTTGCAGCTTATAATACGAACGCCAGAACTTATCGACTGCCCACTTTCATGCAACAGATTCGTCCATAAATTAACTGCATCAGGCGCATCAAGGAACTGCTCATACTGATACAATGCTAACGCATTAACCGAAAGCGCATCCCTTGTAGCATCAAAAACAGCCTCAAGGTTTGCGTATCTCTCGCCCCTATACGTCTGATTCGGTATCAGTTTTTTGTAAGCGCCTTGGGCCTTGCTGAGAGCTAGCGCTAAATGGTTGATCTCGGTGCTTCTGTACGGGGTCAATGAAACGTGGTCCATATTTTGCTTTCATTTGCTCTTCAACGGTATTCAACAATGCTTCATAGTTTCTTAATGCTTTTCTTGCCTCATCAATGGTGCATCCATCCTGTAACTCTATACGTATCTTTGAGTTTACATATCGCTTGTAATCCTGAGTGAGATTGCTTGAATGATTATAGAACTGCATACGCGCACGATGCTGTTGACGCCTGAGTTCTATATTCATCTTTTCTTGTTCTTCGGGAGTCCTTGGGCCTGATATTATCATTAGTTCACCGCATTTGGGTCAATGATCATAGAGGGATCTGAGGGTTGTATCTTTGTGGGATCATTTGCCAGCTGAATATTTCTAACGAACTCCATATGATCAAATCCCACTCTATTGGCATATTCAAACTGATCGCTGATGAATTTGAATATTGGAAATAGACTCTCGTTGTATATTATCTGCATCTTATAGGCAGCATCCATAGCAATCTTCAGGTCGTCGCCCTGTATTATTCGACGATCATACTTGCGAAGTATCTTGTTTTGATCAAAGTACTCATCGCTTGCCTGCTTGAGCGCTTCCATAACTCGCTGCATGAGGTCTTTGGCTGACTCTGTGATGTTTTGCTCTACTTGTGGCTCTTTTTGCTTTTTTACTCGTGGCATACTACTCTCCTTTTTATTCTAATTCCAGCTAATTGCCATCAAAACTATCATAAATAACACCGCACTCATTCCTATTGCAAAATATATTGTAGCGAAGGTCCCTGCTGGATCATGCATTAAGTCAAAGCACATCATTTTTTATCCTCTATTGGTTTTGTTCCTCAACGAACTTTAATATCTTGTTGAACCTAGACCATGGTATCTCAGCAATGGTTGCTACGCCCACTCCTTCCAATACTGTCTTCTCAAGCTCTTTGTTATTCTTGAGCTTAACACGCAAAAGGTTGCATTGTTTGTCACTTATTGCATCTGACATAGCAGCTCTTATTGGATGTTCTTGCTCAGTGGTAGCAGGAGAAGCAGCAGATTTATCATGGTCTTTCCAGCCGTCATGGTCAGCAGGATCATCAGCAGAGCAGAGGCCCAGGATACCCATAGCAGCATAGCGTCTATGATATGTATTTGAGCCCCCCCATACTTGATCAGGGGAAAGCACACTAGGATTAATATGGGGCAATGTTAATGATTTTATCCATTGCTTGCTTGGCCTGTGATAAATCATTGTTTCTAGCCATTCTACATTATTGTCTGAGGCCAGAGTGGGCTGTATGAGGGTTATGCCAAATTCCTTACATCGCGCGTGTATATCTGAAAGGGCGCCCGGCAAATCTACATAGGTTCCCTTGTGACCCTTTTTATTCTTTTCTATCACTAAACCATATTTATCATGCATTGCCGCAATGGCATCCATGATTTCATTTATCTCAGGGGATTGTAGTTCAAACATTATGACACCACCTGTTTAATTTCCATGATGAACTCACGGAGGAATCGTGGGAATGCATCAATACACTTTATGCGCAGACCGAGGCTGGCATTTCCAATTTCCTTCCATCCACCTTGAGGTCCCTTCATAACTCTTCTCACCATAATCTTGAATTGGGGCGAATCTTTTGGCTTGCTCCATCGAATCCAAAATGTCCTTTCTTTATACGTAAACTCACAGGCAATACCTATCTCCCTTAGCTTTCCCTCAAGGCTTACTATTGCATCATCGCTACCATTTAATCGTGCATTAAATGCAGCAGCTTCTCCTTTGAGTTCAAGTAATAATGATTTTAAATCCGACATCTTATTCTCCTTATTTAACTAATACTGCTAATTCCGATAATTCATACAATGGATAAAGTGCAATAAGTCTCTCTATGAATGATTTATTATTCCTGATTGAATATAGCGCCTTCTTATTATCAATAAATAATTCTTTGTATTTGTGCGCTATCTTTATCATTAGTAAAACATGTGGGTGGCGGTTAAAGTGAGCGTTAAACTCACAGAGATTTTCAGTAACTTTTGAATAATATTCATCTGACATATAGTCAGTCCCCTCTCGGGCTCCCCGCATCTTCTCTTCTCTGTGAAGTTGTAGGAATTTCTCAAATATGGGCTCAGTTCCCCTGATAAAGTAATTCCAGGACTCTTCATCGCTGATAAGCATCAGTTGGCTAAAAACAAGACCAGATAAGGCTTCCACCAATCCATCTATATTGTCCACTGTGATGCCAGTCTCTTTCTTTCCTAATGCACTTTTTATGAAATCTAACACCTAATTCACTCCTTCTCTTGTTTGGGGCTTAATCTAGACGTCCCACCTATTCCTTGAAATATAAGAACTTTTCTTTGCATGCCTCACACAACTTATTCATCTCAAATATCTCACGCATCTTTTTGTAATGCGCCCAGGACATCTTAGTCAGATTGTCTCTTGCTTTGATCCGCCATCCAGCATTGTCTTTTTTTATGATCGAAATAGTGCGACCAACATACGTGGCAATGGCCCCCAGCGCAATCACATTTATAACCACAATGATAAATAGTGCGCTCACCTTTATTCTCCATCAAAGCACCCACAGTCATTCAAATTACCCTCAGCTTCAATTATCTGTTCGTCAGTCATTAGATTGACTTCGCATCCATCCCAGTGTCTTAATCGAGACATGCGGGCGATCATGTATTCCCTTGGCGTGTATTCCCTTGGCGTGTATTCCATGTTGTATCTCTCTTAGGGCACAGATCACATTTGTGAAGTGCTAATTGCGAGTTAAAATCCAGTTGTTCTTGTAGGAATCCCTTATATTGAATGAATAGGGTTTGCTCGGTTACTAACCACAATAATGCATTAATAACTTCATCTTTGTTCTTGGCATTGTATACCAATCCACTGTAATATTGCTGCCGAGTCTGAGTGAATTGTTCTCTGATGCAACCATCCATGCTAATCCTCACCAAACAACTTAAAGAGGTGACCCATGCTTTTTTTGTACATTGATTCTCTTTCCCGTGCCTCTATTGGATTAATCTTCTTAATGCAGGCATCACAGCAATTTTCGAGATAATAGCCGCGCTCTTTTGCTGACGCGCATAAAACCCTGGAGCCCTTTTTGATATCGAGTCTTTCCATGCTACACCCCCCTTGATGGATACATAACATCACACAACAGTGATTCGATATCGCCATTTCGCAATTCAATATCATCAATTGTTCGCTTGAGATTTATCACTTCTTTGAGAATTACCTCAAGCCGTTGGTCAGCAGTTTCATCTTCTCGCACTTTTTGCATGAAATTAATGTACGTATCAAGCTCACTGATGCGCATTGACTGCTCATCTAAGAGGTATTCCATTATTACCAATTTCTTTTCTGCGTTAGTCATTGTTGCTCCTAGCTGTTGTTTCACATACACAACTAAGTATACATATCATTAAATAGATTGCAATAGATTTATATAGATTGTATACTTTATATAGTTACTAAAATGAAAATACTGGGGTTTACATGGTTGATATGATGCACACAAAAGACAATCTACACAGTAGGTTTAATGAGATAAGTATTAGGGATCCACGCAATATCAATCAGATAGCGAAGGAAATGGGTATAGCCTATGCTACTGTGCGGGGGTTTATATATTGTACAAATAAGACGTACTATAAGTCGCTGACGATAATACAAGAGTGGATAATAAAGGAAGAGCAAAGGCTCGGTATCGATAACAATGGGAGAGTGACCAATGAGTGATATATCTCTATGTATGGATATCATAAGCAAATGCTGTGTAGCTGCTTACATATTCTTTGCGTCGCGTCGCATTTATACAATGATAGACGATATAAAGTGGCTTAACACCCGGCTTGATGCAGGCAGGGGATTCTTTCAGGACCAGGAGAGGAGAATAGAGGCGGCTGAGAAAAAAATAAAAACCCTCGAGGAGATGATGACGATACAAACTAACATAAACAAGGATATCATTAAGCATCTACCCACCGCAGACAACGAAAAGGACAATGCATGAGTGAAGCGTGTAATAATGAAGTAAAGATAAAACGTGAAATGAAAAGAAAGATCCTGTATGGGGCGCTACATCATTGGTGTAATCAAAACCGGCAGGCGCTTTATATTGATTCTGCTACAAATATACCTATCAAGAAGCTTGCCAATAAAATAGGAATACTACCCGGGACCCTTCAAAGGTTCTTGGACTATGACCCCACTGTACCCATGACTTCATTGCTCATAATTGAGCATTGGGTTGAGATACAAAAAGAGAGAATACAATAAATAAAGTAGGCCATGTGATTTCTAACCATGGCCCCCTACCCTGTTAATAACCGTTAGTACTGTCCCAATTAAGGGTAACACCTAGCCACTTTCCCCATCCATTTAATTTATCTTCATATGAAACATACGAGATGGATATGTACTCATGATTTAGTGTTGTTAAAAGCTATACTAATAGAAATTAACTCAAGCATTGTTATTAATATCAAGCATGATTTATATTTGGTTTTTAGTCAACTTCATTCATTTGGAAATGATTTCCATCTGCGTGGGCGCGGGGGCCTGAGGTGAAGTGCCCACCCCATTCATTGGCGATATTAAGTGATTCCCAATAAACACCAAATACTTTGTAATCTTCTGTGTTGGAAAGGTATACCCCTTGTGGATTGAATAGATTGATGTCTATAGCTAATCGCTTGCAATGCAGGCTATCAACTATACCCTTACCATCCTTTGCATCAATTTGGGCCATTTCTGGGGGTCTAAAGCATTCTCCCAGGGTAACTGAGTATCCCTGTCTGTATATTTCATCAATAAGTTTGCCAACATTTTTGCTGAATTCTTGTTGTCTTTGAGAAAGAGTTTGCATGATATGTGCCTCTAGTATTGCTTATTGAGTAGATTGCTGTACAATTTGCGATGGTTATTAGGTTGACCTGGATTAATCCTAGCATCTGATACTATGACATTACAAAAAAAGACCCAGGATTGTGATCCTGAGTCTTAATATTTTAAAGCCTTAATTCTTATCTAGGGACGTGGGGCTATAACCAAGTAGAACAAGGAGATACAAATTGCAATACACTAGGAATTCAGACTGTAACCTTGGGGGTTTTATCTCAATATCTGCGGGCATTTCATTTAATCAAATCGCAATACAAGGAGATCTCAGTATATGATCTCCTTCAGAAAATTACAAGCAAAAGTTCTCTATGATCCTCAAGTGGTGGCTGCAATCCTGAATGACCCACTGGGTGTTATGGGCTCTATGACTAAATTAGAGCTCGCTATACTTAATTATCTCCTTTATTGGTCTAATCATGGCGGTGATATAAGTGCCGCCCAAGAAACAATGGCCAAATTTGTTGGCTGCACTAGACGATATGTAAATAAGGTAATTGATAAGTTTATTGGACTTGGTTTGGTCGCATCCCAAGAACGCAAATGGTATACATGTTTGTATAAAGTTTCGTCCTATTTTAATGACTTCAAAGTGCGCTCACTTTTGAAGGGCTTTTTGTCTCAATTGGCGTTCTTGCCAATATCCCTTTTTAACCTGGAGTTCTCACCATATTCTAGTATTAATTTATTAATAGCAGTAGCTAGCAGTAGCAGTAGTAGTAAAGCAGTTACATGCGTGTACGCACGCGAGGAGAGAGTAATGGAAGTTAAAGAGTATGTTGAGACAATTGGCAATCCTGTGATGACAGCAGAGGAAAAGGTATCCTTATCGCAGTATAGCAAGGAAGCAGTAGCGGATGCTCTGCGTGCTTTGCAGCGTAAACAAGCAGAGGGGAATATAGAAAACCCTGTCCGCTTTCTGATTGGCTGCGCTCGAGCCTATGATCCGAAACGTGCTTACTCCAAGACTGCTGCTGCTGAAAAAGGATCTGCTTCTCCTGCAAGACAGCAGTGGGAGGCAAAGGATGTCAAGGATGCTGCTTTTTGGAAGAAGGACAAGGAGAAGATGGCACATTGGGATATCCTTGAACTTGGAGTACATCTCAGCAAGTGCCCGGACAAAGACCTTGCCAATCAACTGACTGCAGTCTACCGAGAGGCGCTGGGACTGCATGCACCTGCTGACTGCCACCTCTGCATTGAACATGGTACTAACTACAAACAACCATTGCGCACCTTTGTTGCTGGTGATCCCCAAAGAGAAGCGGTACAAAAGCGCAGCTTGGCATACAAAGCAAGCCTACGTGGTGAAAGTGAATCGTACTGTCTTGCCCTGCAGCATGACACCAGAACTGCAAAAGAACTGGAATTGATGGATAGTGACCGTGCACATGAGCAACATCTTGCCAAGAAAGCCGTGCAACAAGAATCCATAAAAGACAGGGGGGGCATCTCTCATCAAGTTGACATGCAATCATCCTCTGCCCTTTTGGACCCTAGCTTTATGCCCACAACCCCAAGTGAGCGGATGGCTCAAGTGGCTGCAAGGCAACTGCAAGCTTCTGCTCATAAGGGCGGCATGAGACAAATCTCCGAAGTTATGGCACACTTGCCAGGAAGCAGTATAAAAGAAGTTGAAGTGGTAAGAATGGCGCCAGCCCAAACACGAGAACATCCCCAAATTCAAACCACAGTCAACGGAGAAGAACCAGAACCGAGTGGATGGTACGATGAGTCACAATACGACGAAATATTCACGCTCAGTTGAAATTCAAGGGGATAGTGAGGTTGTTACTATACAATATGCGATCCCCAAATCAAACCCCACCTATATAATCCCTGAGGACCCTGTTGCCTGGGCACGGGCGGTGCCAACGAGAACGCATGGCATGTGGGACTCTCAAAAGAAACTAAAGATGTGGCTTGGTTTGTTTATTGCAAGATCACATGGGGATAGGCCACACTACACAGGCGCACTCTTGTTGGATGTTAAGTTTTGCATGCCCATGAATCAGAGGATGCGCAAAGCAGGCAAACAAAAAGAGGAGCAATGGTATGAACAGCGTCCCGATTTCGATAACCTCGTCAAGTTGATATGTGATACTTGTAATACTATTCTGTATGAAGATGACAAATTAATCACAACAGCAATCATATCTAAGGTATATTCAACACAGCCAAGAACAGAGTTCAGACTTATTGAGTTGAGATAATGACTATTAAGCAAAAGACTAAAAAGGTTGATCATAACAAATCCCTACCCGCAAAGACAAAGGTGATTGATTTCTATAATGACCTTCTTTTTATGAAGCAGATGCCTGTTTCAGAGGCGTTTATAGATCGATTGTCCGCTGAAATGGTAGCATTTGCGGATCTTGAAGATACACTGAGGCCCTCCCAGTTTTGGAATAGCAAGAGATTGTCTATTGGAACTATAGATAAGTGGCGAGCTAAGTGGCCGCAATTGGAGAGAGCTTATGAGTATCTTGTTGCTCGTATTGCAGACAGAAGAGATATTGGTGCAATTACACGTAAGTACGATGGAAGCTATGTGGAGAGATCGCTTGCCATGTACGATCCTGAATACAAGAAGTTCTTAGAGTGGAAGGCGTCGATAGCAGATAAGAATAAAGAGTCCTCAGGTACCCTTGTTGTACAGATGTATACTGCGCCTAATAGTGACCTTGTGCCAGTAAAAAAGAAGGATGGCCCAATAGATGTCTAAGATTAAATTGTGGGCATGGACAACTGATCATTTGGGTAAGTGTATTCACCAAATACCCTATTACCGATTCACTGAAAAGACCATTGAGTGGGGTAATATGCGCAAATGGGATAAGCTCACGCCGGAAGAAAAGGAATATGTCCTGTCTAATCCCGCTGAAGACTGTGTAGATTGGTCTAAGTTTCCACTGTATAACAAGTGCGATAGTAAATGTCCCACCTTGAAGGATGGCCCAATAGATGTCTAAATATAAAACAGGGCTCATGATGGACACAGAAATGACCGAAGAGCAGCTTGTTGTTTGGAGGCAGCTAGAGAAAGAAGCAAGCGACAAAGTCCCTCGATCTGGCTGTTCGCTCACACGCAAAACATACAGCGCGCTTGAGAGATGGGATTATCTGGTTAAGCAGGCAATATACAAATATGGTTTGATTTCCATTGATGGCAACCCGGTACACGGGAAAAGGAAGCGAAGGACGCGTCGCATGAGAATTGCCCCTAAATATAGAAATAAAAAAGAGGAAAGGATGATATGGCCTGCAAAAAGATAAAAATATACTTTAATGGTGGTAAAAGCGTTGATATAGACGTTGCTGATGATGCAGACGCGATGCGTCTCATTAAGGCACTTGATTACCGGCATGAAGGACTTGTAGTTAGCGTGGATAAAAATGATGGAGTTATATTTATCAATCCATTTCATGTCGACCTTATTGAAGCTAATGGGCTGGAAGTGTAATTAGTATGTATAAACGATTAAAGCTTGCCCGAATTACCAAGAAGGGCCATCAGAATGCGCGCATGTTTAGGGTGTGTTGTTTGGGGCAAACGCCAAATTATGGATGGGAAATAATGAAGGACTATATGGTGGTAGCAGGACTTTGCAACTACGAGATATATAAGCTGCCTTCTGAGTCTGATAATTTTGATCAAGCACCCAAAATACTAATGGAATCATGGACAATGGAAGAGGTTCTGGTGAGTGAGTCTGATAATAATTTACCAGGTGTAAATGCCACACACATCAGAAGGAAAGTAAGAGAAGTTGGAGAGAAGAAGTGAAAATAACACCGATATATAACCAGATACTGGTAAGAGTGATTAAAGAGCCCCAAGAGTTTCAGTCGTACAATGGCATTTACCTGCCTACCCAGACCAAGAATAAACTGAGGCGTGGCATAGTTTCTGCGGTAGGTCCTGGCAGAATGGTGGATAATAATAAGATTATAAAAGCCCAATGCAAAGAGGGTGCAACCATTCTATTTGCCCACGATGTTGGAGAGAGTATTGGTGATGGTCTATTGATAATGGCTGATGAACATGTCCTTGCTGTGGTAGAATAGGAACAGTTCTTATCACTTATGAGGTGCGCTATGACTAAACTCCTACTCTTACTTCTTACCTTCCCTCTAACACTCTTTGCCAATAAAGAGCAGGAGCGCGAAAGACGGGAAGCTAAGCGTACAAAACAACTCTGTTATAGAGTAGCAGCGGTATCGTCAATATCGTCCTTTATAGGTGGATCAGCAGCAGCATGGCTATTTTATTACATACAATCAAAGCGCAATGAGTAATTAGGCTATGCAAGGCAGGTGGACATCCTTACCCAGTTTACTAGCCATATTCTGGGGCCTAAACATCACTTCTGCCTGCCTTGCAGCTCACACGAGAAGCAATGCACTAGATATCACCCTTGATATATCTCAGATAGTAATAACCAATGAGCACAATATGAATAGGCTTATATCGTATAGAGTTAGTCCCCCATTAGCCCAAGTGCGTCATTCGAATAGTCGTGCAGCCAAGGCCTTATTTTGTTGCTGTTATTGCATGGTTATGGGATCAATTGGCGTAATCATATGGAGGTTCACATGAGCGTAAAAATATGAAATGGATAAAGTTTTCTGAGCAAGCGCCGAAGCACGGAAGCATTATATATATTAACTACAAATGTCCGTGTAATGATATGTGGAATAGTGGGTTCTGTCACTATACAGGAGGAGAAGTATTTGAAACGGAAGATTGCCCACATCTTTACACGGTAATACATGTATCGGCTTATTGGATATATGCCAAAGGACTAACTATACAAATTGAGCCGCCTTGCGGCGAAGAAGGGGAAAAAGAGTGAAATGGATAAGCGTTCAAGATTCAATGCCTGCGATAGGAACGTACTGTCTCCTTAAGGATATGCATGGGTATATTGAAATGGGACTACTACTTGAATCAGGAGAATTCACAAGTGCGTGTGGAATTTTTGATCATGGGTGTGGGTGTTGCGGGGGAGATGATACCGCGGTGATAACGCATTGGATTGAAATGACGGAGGGGCCGTATGAAATGGATAAGTGTTGAAGATGATTTGCCATCTTATGGCGATATGGTATTGGTACGAGTCGAATGGCGTATGGGCCCAGGATACCCATCTGAATGCCGGAGATGGATGGGGATTAGATGCTGCAGGAAGGGATGGATCAATGCAATGAAAGAGTCCGATGGTATGAGTGGTATGGTAACACATTGGATGAACTTGCCGAGTACAGATTTATGAAGTGGATAAGTGTGAGTGATGATTTGCCCTGCTATGGAGAATGGGTAATGGTGAGGGTTTCATGGTTATATTGTGCCGGATTACCGGTAGCATATGCTACCAAAAGGGCTCGGCGTTGCTGCTATGACGGCTGGATATTCGATGACAAATACAATGGAACTGTTCTTTGGTGGTGTTATTATCCCGATGATCCTAAGGAGGAGAAGAAGTGATACTTACTCTCATTTGCTTGATGATAGTAGCCGCTTGTACTGCGGCATTGTTGGCAGATATGTTTAACGTTAAATAGATAAAAGGAGAGACGATGAATTTTTTTAAATGGTTACGCGGCAGCAATGATCTTGAGCTTGAGAATCAAAAGCTGCGATCAGCCAACGCTACACTACATTCAAAGATGGATGATTTACTTGCGCGTGATACTAAGAACGTACAGCGAAAAGAGCAGTTCGCTGAGGAGCTTAGGCAGTTAAGAAGGCAGGTTGCAGATGGAGAAGTAGGTAAGGTAGAAGCTTTAGAGCACAGAGTTCAGGAGTTACACATGAAATTGAGTGAAAAGGAGAGAGAAGTGGCCACTTTTATGGAAGAGATTGCACGACTAAAAAAGTTGATAGCGGAGTCGAAGAACATGGGTACACCCCCTGTAAATACTGCAGCCGCTGTGGATACTGCCCAACTCTCGAATGCTGGTGGTGCGGAGCATCAAAAGGGCCAAAAGAACAACTCTGCTCAACATGCAAGCGCTACGACGGACCACTCTGCGACCCGTGCGAGCGTTGGTGCGGAGAAGAAGACTGCTGGAGAGGTTGCTGCAAAAGCTCATGCAAACACCAAGCATATGTACGTTAAGGGTAAAGGCAATGACCGGACGCCAAACAGGGGGTAATTATGAATATAGAGTCACTGACTAAAATTGCACGAAATCAATCATCGATTACAGATAATCACTCCAAGCAACTCAAGGTAATCCAGGAAATACTTACAGAATATTCCCTGCAGATATCTGAATTGCAACTTCGCCATGAGCTTTTGATTATAGAATTGAAGAAGTTGGATATTAAAATACAGGTATAATTATGCAATATCCTAAGATACATTCATTGTGGAAGCGTGCGGATGATCATTCCTTGCTTGAAGGGATGTGTTCCCTTGAGGAATTTTCCCTTCCTCGCTACTGGCAAGTACAGGAGAAGATAGATGGAACCAATATTAGAGTTCATTTTGGAGAATTTATCACTGATGAAAGGCCAAGAGCACCGCATATTACCATTCATGGTCGCACCAATGATTCTGACCTTCCTCAGCAGATAGTTGATCATATTTATGGCACATTCGGCAAATCAGAGATCATGAGCAAGATATTCCCTTGCCGTGAAGATGGAGCATACCCCTCAGTTTGGCTGTATGGCGAAGGATATGGACCTAGGATTCAGAAATGCGGTGGAAACTACCGCAAGGACGCTGGATTTATACTATTTGACGTTTTTTGCGAAGGTTGGTGGCTTGAGCAGTCAGCAGTTCAGCGAATAGCAAAAGAACTTGGCATACCCTATGCCCCAATCATAGGAACTATGACCACAGATCAGATTGTG